TTGTATTGATAGTGTTACCCAGCGGAAGAAGTTCATCTTCATTATCCTGTACCTGTTTTCTCCAAGTTCGCTTGCCGGTGGGAAAATGACAGCAGGGCTACGTGAGGAGATGTCAAGAGTATTGGGGATTCAGTCCAAGAGTACAATTTCCGACAATTGTGCTGATGTCGTATTTCTGTATCAGAACTATGGGGATTTCAGTGGAGATATAGAGTATCTTTACACCGAAATCGTAAATCGGTTGAAATTCAAAGGGCTAATCAATTAATGAGCCGGAGTTTAGTGCTCCGGCTTTAGCTTTCGGGATACATCCAAATAATTGGAGCAATATCGAATGGTGCATATGTAATCCAATGCTTTGCTAATATCTGCTTTTCTTCTTCTGTCGTTTGTGAAGACCATTTATTTATGCATTTCTCTACTCGTAAATCATCATAAATAGTGATATTTGTTGGTTTATATTTTCCTCTGCGAAATTCGTTCACAAAATTCTGCATTGTAATTTTATCTTTATTAACCCCTAAATACAAAACATTGTAATTGTCAACAATCATATTACTTGATTGACTAATAATTTGATAATTATATATATCACTCTCATTTAACTCGCTACATGATAATTTATATGAGTTGTTTGTTCTATTTATTTGGTAGAATTTTATGTTTTTTCTTTTTAGTTTGTTTATGATTAAATTCCGTTCTTCTAAACCAATATTTAAGCCAAAATAAATACCTGTAACAATTTCTTGGGAATAGTGTTTTATTCCTGATTCAAGAAATACTAACCTAATCTCATTTTCATATTCCCATGCCAATGATTTTGTACCAAATACTTTTTTTTGGATGCCAAAAATATCATTAAAGTCTTCTTTTACAATAGTTGGCATATTTGGCTGATAAATTACTGTTATTTTGTTTCTAATATCAAAGTCGGGATAAGAACTTTGTAACATCTTATCTAAATCATACTCAATACAAAAACCTTTATGTGAATTTGCATAATGTGCCCACATTAATTCATGAGACGGAAATAATTCTTCTTGTTGCAGCATCCCCAAAGAATATATGCCAACATCAAGTGGGTTAATAGAATTATAGAAAGTCGTTTTATCAGAATCTTTCATCTGTAAATCAAAAGAACATTCAAATGGGTCATTCAATTCTTTAAATTTTGCAGCATAAAATTCATTTTTTAGTAAGGATTCGGTATCTCTTCTCCTTTTCTCTTTCTCATTAAATAAGTTGGCTCTATATTTATAAACTTTCATTATTCTATTTTTGTCTTTTTTTTACGTTCTAATTCTCCCTTCCTGATTATGCAAACAGCATTTTCATAAGGTTCCTCCGTCTTTTGCCAGTAGTTCAGAAGTGACTGTCGGGCAATTCCGAGTTCTTGACTTGTATAGTTATCATACATAGCCGATGGCGAACCGAAGTATCTGTGTAGCCCAGTCGCCTTTATTTCCAAATGTATTACTCCTTTTGCTTCCATGATGCAAAAATACTTATTTATTAGTATGTATTATAAATAATACTCTATTTTATGATTTATTAACGCATAAATAGTATTTTGTATTATAAATGATACTATCTTTGCATCATTAGAAACGAAGTAATAACAATTAAAAGATAGAAGATATGAATATTATCAGTTATAAGAAAGGTGAGAACGAAGGTGCATTGTTCATTCATGACGAAAAGAACTATTCAGCTTGCACAGCGGTAGAAAGCAGCAAGCGTTTCAAGACGCTCAAAGGCGCAATCGCATGGTTGAATGCAAGAGGTTATAAAGAAGTATAAGTAACAATTAAAAGATATAAAGCAATGAAAGCAACAAGTTACATGAAGCAGCATAAGGCAAATGAGTTCTACGTAAAGAAGGTAAGAGGTTATTATATGGTAATAGATGGCTATGATATGAGCATGGCTTCTTTAGAAGATACAGAAGAAGCTGCTAACAAGATGGCAGCAGAACTGAATGCAATGAGAAATAATAGACTGAATATAGCATAAGTTTAACCAGCAGGGCTTTCGCCCTGCGCAATGTAGAAGATTATGAAGCGATATTACTTTGAGTTGTTAGATAGCGATTACAATGATTTAGGCGCATTGATACCCGATGGTAGTAGTAAGCAGTCGGCTATCAACCGAGCAAAAAGATGGATGGTTGCCAACGGCATAAAGTCAGCCCAGCTTAGTGTTAATAGCATGATTACAGATAACATTCTGCAAATTATAGATATAGAAATTGAATAGTTTAATCCGGTAATATAGAAGATTATGAACGTAAATGAAGTTACAGTAGGTTTGAGATATAGAGTATCAGGTGATTTGTCTAATGGTCGTCATTCAGACGGTACGCCACGCATATCGCACGATGATGTAGTAAGAGTAGTGAAAAGAATCACAGATACTCACGTTGTTTTAGAATGTGGACGTATGTTTATCATTAATGATAACCTCAAAATAGAGAAATTCTAAGTTTAATTCGGTAGCCTTCGGGCTACCACAATACGCACGATTATGAAAGCGGATTTAGTTTTAGTTATCAGTCCCGAATCCCCATTGATGAAGCAACTGGGCAAAGTATTGGGTAAGTTATGTTCTATGTACGACTTTACCACCATAGAGAGGGGTGAAAAGTACATCACCATACAGCATGATGAAACTGGGCTTGTAGTGGCTTATACGAGTGAAGAAAGATTGAATGTGAAACATTAAATATTGATTATTATGGGTGAAATAGCAGATAGTTTAATTAGTGGTGAATTTGATTGCATCACAGGTGAGTATTTAGGTGAAGCGGTTGGCTATCCAAGAACGCTTGCTTATGGCAGACATGAATACATGCCACCAGTTGAAAAGAAGCCTACCAGCAAGGCAAATGTTTGTATAACTAACATGTGTAAGGACAGAGGTTTCAGTAACCGTGAAAAGATTGAATTAGTAGCCAAATTCTTGTATAGCAAAGGTTATAAACAATTGCCTAACCTATCCCATCAGTATAAAATCATTCACAGCCAGTACAAGAATGATTTTAAAAAGTTTTTGGTTGAACAAGTAAAGCAAAGAAAGGATGAATAATATATTCACAATATGCTATTCAGAAGAAGAAGCAAATGAAATAGGCCACTTCATTTTGAGTAGAGGATACGAGGGGGTTCAAAATGATAGCTATAGATATTGTCGTGAAGCGATTTGGTGGGCTTTCAAAGAAGCCAAAAGGCATCATTCAAATTGCATCTACGTTGGCGTTGCAGGTTGCCAAATGACTGTATCAAAATCAAAGCGAGGTCTTAGACGAAATGGTCTTAAATACATAGAGAAAAGGCGAATGTTTTACAAATTACTAAGTAAGTATTGATAAATAATTATGAACTCAATTAACGACGAAAGAGGTTGCAGCGTATGTCAACCCGGTAAAGAAAACTATTGCACTTACACTACCAAATTGAAAGGTAAGAGAGTAAGAATGTACCAATATGACTATCGCACTGAAAGTGGCGAACTGTTTGCTTGTTGTGCACCTACCTTAGAGGCGTGTAGAGAAAGACGGGATAAATGGCTTAGTTCACGACAATAAACCGATTGTCGTGTATAACGATTGAAGATATTTCGCTATCTTTGGTTGTGGTAGTACCTTTGGGGTACAACCTTTTATGGTATAATTTTTTATAACGATATAGTAATATGAAGATTAGTTATAATGGGCAAGAGATAGAAGCGTATTCGCTTGTAATGACAAAAGAAAATGCCTTGGCTATTTTAAATGGCAAAAAAGACATAGAAACACGTATGCTTAGTACAAAATACGAAAAAATGTTCACGGATTTTGCGCAAGTTGACGAGAATGAGAAATTAAGAAAATCGGGGCATGAAGATGAATGCAAGCCTGTCTTAAGAACTGATATAGAGGCTATCCATTTTTATAGTACTGGTGCACCATGGACACTTGATGTTGCCATTGATGAAATTGGTATAGGTGAAGTAACAGAAGAAGGTATAAAATTCATGCACGATGAATTTGATTTTCACGATTTTGATGAACAATTAAAAGAGTTCAAGAAGAATCCACCGAAAGAGCTACCATTATTTTACTATTTACATATTTGTGAAATCATAAGTCATTCAGGTTTGAAATAATATAAGCCATTTCGGTGGCTTTGTTTGTTGGTAAAAAGATTGTTTAATTAAAAAATTAAGATTATGCCAGAAACGTATGCAACGGATGCAAGTGGTCGAAAGTATCGTACTCGAAAAGATTATGAAGCAGGTCGTTTTCAGTCTACCGGTAGAAATGCAGCTCAAAGAGCAAGAATTAACCGCCGTATAGGAGGCAGAGTTGTCTAATGAAGAAAGCGATAGATATAATTAAAGCTGTCGCAAAGAAGACTGACAGGGTTATATTGTTTCACTCGGCATCGGGCAAGGACAGTATAGCCCTTTTAGACCTAATATCACCTTATTTCAAAGAGATCGTTTGCGTCTATATGTATGTCGTTAAAGACTTATCTCACATTAATCGGTATATAAATTACGCTTGTAAGAAGTACCCTAATATGAAATATATTCAAATTCCGCACTTTGCTCTTTATTCATACAGGCGCATTGGATATATGGGATGTGTCAAAAATGAGAAGCAAAAGTTGTACAATATGGCTCAACTTACCGATATAGTAAGGGAGAAATATAATATTGAATGGGCTTTCTTTGGTTTCAAGCAATCTGATTCGATGAATCGACGTTTAATGTTACGCACATACGATATGAATGGAATCAATGAAGCACAAAAGAAGTGCTATCCATTATCGGAATATCGGAATAAAGATGTATTGGAGTACATTAGTCGAAAAAGTCTAATCAACCCCGAATCATACGGAGGGAAACATCAGTCATCTGGTACTGACATAACGGATATTAATTACTTGTTATTTCTTCGTTATAAATATCCATGTGATTTAAAAAAAGTTATAAATGAATATCCATTGGTAGAACGGAAATTGTTTGAATATGACTATGAAAGAATTAAAACAAAGTGAAACAAGGGTTATAAAACGCTTCCAAATAAACCTTAATCCGATTAATCCTAAAAGGCATTCGGACGAGAAGGTAAAACTGCAAAAGAAAAATTTGCAGAAAGTTGGTTTTCTTGGTGGTATTGTATGGAATGAGAAATCAGGAAATCTGATTGACGGGCATCGGAGAATTAAAGCAATGGATTTGTATTACAAATATGATGGTACTCCAAGCACTGATTATGACGTAAAGGTAGAGGTTGTGAATTTAGATGATAAAGTTGAAAAGGAACAGCTTACATATATGGCAGTAGGGAATACAAAACCTGATATAGACCTTATAGCTGGTTATATCTCTGATATAGATTATACGGATGTTGGATTGGATATTGGAGAACTCAACGATATTCTTTCTATAAATACAGCTATTCCTCCTTTGTCTGATTCTTTGGATGATTTATTATCCTCTGTATCATCGTTTGATGAAATAGAAACTCAGCCTACGGATGAAAAAACATACGAGGAGAAAAAAGAACACATGAAAGCTGTTAAGCAGCAAGTAAGAGATTCGGCAATAGAAAGACAACAAAACGAGGAGGCGTATATAATGCTGTCGTTTTCTTCTTATGAAGCTAAGGAAGATTTTTGCGATTTGCTTGGTATTAGTACAGATGACAAGTTCGCTAAAGGAGAAGATGTATTGAAAATGATTAAGTGACGAAAGTAACAGATACGTGCGCCCGTGTGCAAGAATATGGGAAAGAAACCAAAAATAGAAGATTTTAGGAAGATTCTCCGTAAATCCGGTGGGAATCTGACTAAGGTGGCCGCTATTTTCAAAGTGGCTCGGAAAACTATATACCAATGGGCGAAAGACGATGTGGAGTTTAAGGATGCTATATCGGATGAGCGTGGGGCTTTAGTTGACGAATGCTTGGTTTCTGCCCGTGTCCTAGCATTGGGTATTCCCGAAAAGGATGAAAAAGGAAATTTTATTGGTTGGCGTGAACGTCCAGATGGTTATATGATTCGTTATTTGCTTTCTACATTAGGAAGAAAAGAAGGGTTTGGTGAAGAGTCAGAAGACGCTGATATTCCAACAGACATAGAGCATGGCATCAACATTGATTCTTGGATTAAAGACAAGCTGAAATGATAGTACCTCAAGAAATATATCATCCATTGTACGAGGATAAGGAAAAGTTCATAATTCTTATCACCGGTGGGCGTGGCTCAGGTAAGTCTTTCAATGCTTCCACCTTCATTGAGCGGTTGACTTTTGAAATGACTCCCGTAGAGAAAATTGTTCACCAGATTCTTTATACCCGTTACACGATGGTATCTGCCGGGATGTCTATCATTCCGGAAATGATGGAAAAGATAGATTTGGACGGAACAACGAAGTATTTCAAGACAACCAAAACCGATATTGTAAACCGGATGACCGGCAGTCGTATCATGTTCCGTGGTATCAAGACTTCTTCCGGGAACCAGACGGCCAAGCTGAAATCAATTCAGGGTATCACCACCTTTGTTTGTGATGAGGCGGAGGAATGGACCAGTGAGGAAGAGTTTGACAAGATTATGCTCTCCATCCGTAAGAAGGGAATTCAGAACCGGATAATCATAATTATGAATCCATGCGATTCGAACCATTTCATCTACAAGAAATACATCGAGAACACTCATCGACTGGTGGAGATTGATGGCGTGCAAGTACAGATATCAACTCATCCGAACGTACTTCATATCCATACCACGTATTTTGATAACTTGGATAACCTTTCTCCTGAGTTCCTGAAAGAGGTGGAAGATATGAAGGTGAGTAATCCTGAAAAGTATGCTCATGTGGTTATCGGTCGCTGGGCTGACGTGGCAGAAGGTGCTGTGTTCAAGAAGTGGGGAATTGTTGACGAGTTCCCGGCTTGGGCAAAGAAAATTGCTTTCGGGCAAGACTTCGGTTATACGCATGACCCGTCTGCTTCCATTCGTTGTGGTATCGTTGATAACGCCCTTTACTTGGATGAAGTGGATTACCGTACTGGATTGCTTTCTTCTGACATCATCAAGACTCTTCGCCCGTGGGGTTTGAAAGTCATTGCTGACAGCGCAGACCCACGTTTGATTCAAGAGATACACAACGGAGGAATCAAGATATATGCCGTAGAGAAAGGTGCAGGCTCTATCAATGCCGGAATTGACAAAATGAAAGATATGGAGATTTATATAACCAAACGCTCGTACAACTTGCAAAGCGAGTTCAGAAAGTATGTTTGGGCAAAGGATAAGGACGGGAACTATATCAACGAACCGGAAGACCATGACAATCACGGAATAGATGCTGTACGTTACTATGTATTGGGTGAGCTTCTTGGTAAGATTCAGAAACCGAAAGATTTAACAGGAATATTTACTCACTAAAATTATAGATTATGCCATTGAATTTAGAAAAA